CTCGATCAGCGTGAGCACCTGCGCCTCCGAGAGATCGGAGAACCGCGCCTGCCAGCCGATCTCCTCCATGATTTCGGCGACCGGCTTCATGGCGGCGCGGATCGCCGCCTTCTCCTGTTCGGTGAGATCAACCATGGCCCAGCGCTCCCGCGCCAACCGCGTCCAGAAGCCCTGGCAGGCCATGGAGCAGAACCAGACCGAGGGGCGCGGCTGCTTCGACCGCACCGGATCGAACCAGCCAAAACCACGGGTGGGTCGCCGGCAGACAGCACAGAGCGTTCCACGCGGATGCCAGAGCCGCCGACGGTCCTCGGACGTGATGGGGGTGACGGAGGCCATGGCTCATGCCGCCCTCCCGATCGCTGCTTCGGGCGCGGCATCGGCAGCCCCGAAGACGAGCGCGCGAATACCATCGCGGTTGAACCGGAAGGCGAGCAGCGCCGATGCTTGGTAGCGAGTGAGCCCGAAGTCCTGCCGGTACTCAGGCGGCAGGAAGGCGAGCTGCCGGTCGGTCGGCGGCTGGTTCAGCCAGCGGCGGGTCTTGTGGGCGCTCTCGTCGCTCTCATGCTCGTTGAGCCAGTCGTCAGCCGCTGCCAGACAGACGGTGCGCTCGCCCATCGCCAGCAGATGCGGCCGCTGCTTCTGCATGCCCCCGATGCCGTACCAGCGGCCGTTCAGGAAGAAGACGCCGCCCCAGGCGTTGAAGCCGTTGGCGATCAGCGCCGCATCGTCGCCGAAGAGATCGCACCAGCGGAAACTCGACCGCTTTAGAAGGTCGATCTCGGACATTACGAAGTCGCCGAGCGGCGTGACCTCGCCCGCGTCCTGCCGCTCCCAGAGGTGACCGCAAAGCGGGCATTCGGTCGTGGCGAGCGGCACGATGGCGCCGCAGTCCGGGCAGTCCTTGGTCGGCGCTTCGCCGGAGGCCCCGCGACCGTTCAGGTCGACGTCCTGTTCCAGCGATCCGTGCAGCAGAGTGGAGGTGCCGAAATCCAACACGATGCAGTCGGTCTTGATGATGCCGGGATGCTCTTCGGGCGAGACCGTGCGCAGGCCCCGGCCGACCATCTGGATCATGGTTGACTTGTATGAGCTCGGCCGCAGCAGCACGACGCAGCTCGTCGGCGGGTGATCCCACCCCTCGGTCAGGACCGCGACATTGACGACGACCCGCAGATCACCAGCGGCATAGGCCGCAAGTGTCGCCTTGCGGTCGGTGTCGGCCATGTCGCCATGGATCAGTCCGGCGCCAACACCAGCCGCGTTGAAGGCGTCGGTCACGTTGCGGGCGTGGTCGACCGTCGAGCAGAATACCACCGTCTGGCGCTCGCCGGCTTTCTCCCGCCAGTGGCGGATCACCGCTTCCGTAACCGGCGACCGGTTCATGATCGCGTCGACCTCGGCCATGTCAAAATCGTCGGCCGTTCGGCGCACTTTGGTGAGCTGGTCCTGGACGCCGACATCGATGACGAAGGTGCGCGGCGCCACGAGATGGCCGGAGGCGATGAGTTCGCCGATCCGGATCTGGTCGGCGACGTTCGAGAACACCGGCCGCAGACCGCGCTTGTCGCCCCGATTGGGGGTCGCCGTGACACCGTAGATCCGACACATGGGATTGCGCTGGAGCGCGGCGTCGATGATGCGCCGATAGCTGTCGGCGGCCGCATGGTGCGCCTCGTCGATGACCATGAGGTCGAGTGCGGGCAGCTGGTCGAGATTGCTCGCGCGCGCCAGCGTTGGCACCATCGCGAAGGTGACCTGTCCGTTCCAGGATTTCTCCTTGGCATCGACCACCGAGGAGGTGATCCGCGGATTCATCCGACCGAACTTGCTGCGGTTCTGAGCGGTCAACTCGTCCCGGTGGGCGAGCACACAGGCCTTGGCGCCCGTGCTCTTCGGGTTCTCGCCGACCATGCGCCCGACAACGCCCGACAGCATGATCGTCTTGCCGGCGCCGGTTGGCGCGACGCCAAGGGTGTTCCCATGTTCGTCGAGCGCAGCCACGCAGCGCTCGACGAATTGTTTCTGGCGGGGGCGCAGCAGCATGGCTCAGCCCTCACTGTGCCCAGGACGGGCGCACGCCCGCCGCCGGTGCAGAAGATTGCGGCATCGACGACTGCGAAGGCTGAGCCTGTGGCTGCATCGGCGCCACGCCAGCCACACCCATGATGGCGGAATACTCCTTGTGATCCGGCGTCACAGCCGCGCGGATCTCGTTCTTCTCATCGCCATAGGTGTCCGTGCCGACATCGATCTTTGCGACGAACTCGAGCCCGTCGAGATCGGCAAAGCCGCTGATGCGGCGGGCGGCCTGCGCCTGAGCGGAGTTGTCCTTGTCGGAGATGCCGCGCGCCGAGTTCAGCATACCGCGCACGAGGCTGCGCCCCATGTTCGCCCAGTCCGGCCCTTTAGGACTGTAGAGACCGATCAGTGTGAAGATCTTGCGCCGGGCGTAGGGCCCTTCAAGAACCGTAAACTCACACGAGAGGTAGACCGAACCGGTCGTCCCGCGCGTGGCGTATCCGCCCGTCCAGCCCTGAGCCGGATCGTCGAAACCCCCGGGCCGGATGGTCAGGCGCACCTTGGCCAGTGTGCCCTTGGGGATGATGTTGGCGTTCTGCTTGGCGTCGTTGAAGTCGTTCCAGGATCCAGACATGACTGGGGTCTCCTCGTTCAGGCGTTTTCGGAAAGGGTGGAAGCGTCGGGGGTCGCAGCGGTCGCGATCGGAGCCGGACCGCGATAGGCCAGCCGCTCAGAGGCGGGCTTCACGGGTCCGCGGATCTTTGCCATCAGGCGGCCGAGATGCGGCTCCTCGATCAGATCGAGGCGGCCGGAGCGGTCCTTCGCGGGGAAGTTCCACTGATTGATCGTCTGGCAGATGAAGGCCCGATACGGCGTGCCGGCATCGTCCTTGATCTCCGCCATCGGAAGATGCGGCGATTGAAGTCGTCGAGCTTCTCGTCGAGGATCCCGACGAACCAGACGTTCTTCGTCCGCGTATGCTGCAAATGGGTCAGCCACGCGATCATCTCGCGGCCGTGCAGGCCATAGGCGCCTCGGACATCGGGCTTGCCGGTCTTGTCCGAGAAAGCCTCCGGCTGCCCCTTGCACCATTGGAAGCAGAGCCGCCCGGCGACGGTGATCGAGTCGATGAAGACCGTGTGGTAGCGGTCGAGCGCCGCCGGATCGCCGAAGCGCTCGCACACAGCCGAGTAGTGGGCCTCGCTGTAGACCTGGTCGTCCCGCAGCGCCGGGTTAGGGCCGCCGATGAAGACCGCAAAATCGCGGCATTCGACCCATGTGCGCGGCCGGACGCTGTCGCCGGACCATCCCTCGATGGCGAGGTCGCCTGCCTCCAAATCGATGAACAACGTGGTGGTGGGGTCGAGCGTCCAGAGAAGCGAGGTCTTGCCGATCCCGGACTTGCCGAAAATCGTGCCCTTGACCCCGCGTTGTTCCGCGAGCCGCTGGTCGGCCGAAATGATCGGGAGAGCCATCACTTGCCTCCCTTCGATGCGATCAGGGCATCTACCGCGATGTATGCACCCAGCGCACCGGCCTTGCGGGCCTCGTCGTGAAGGGTGCGCAACGCGTCGATTTCTCGGTAGAGCGCCGAGGCCTGTTCGTTCAGCCCGATGAGGGCAAAGGCCAGGTCATCGATCGAGGCCATCCCGACCGGCTTGACGGTCTCGTCGCGACGCTCGCCAAGGGCCGGCACCCGGATAGACTCGGGCAGCTTTTCCAGCCCGTAATGCTGCTCGCGGAGCACCGCGAGTTTCTTCGTGATGCTCATGACGTCACCTCGTTGGTCAGGGAAAGGCGGAAGCTGGGTTTGCCCGTGCGGACGGTGCGCGCGTCCTCAAAGGCGGAGCGGATGTGGCTCGGCCAGGCAGCGAACTTGCGTTCAGGCACCTTGATCGCAACGTCGACGTATTCGGCGGGGTCGTCGCCCTCGGCCCGGATGCGTGCTACGAGCGCGGCGAGCTTGTCCTGGTCCCAGTCAATGCGCTTGGGCAGATCGGCGATCACGGTGACCGCGCCGTCGTCGAGACGGATGGTCCCGGTGTCCTTGCCGGCGGCCTGACGTGCAGCGTGGGCACGATCGCCGTACTTGAGCGCGACGGCGCCATCGAGCCAGTCGCTGATCGTCTTGGCGCGACGCAGGGCGTCGGCGGCCTCGTTCTGCAGCAGGGCGAGCTGTTCTGCTGACAGAGCGGCGATGTCGCCGACGGTCATGCGCCGGAGCTCATCGATAGAGATGTGATTGGAGATCGTCATAACCGCCCCCTCACGCCGCAGGCTTTGCGGGGGTTTCGGCGGTGCTCGCGCGGATCTGTTCGCGCTCGTACTCCTCGACGTCTTCGAGGCGATAGACCACGCGACCGCCGAGCTTGACGAAGCGCGGGCCTTCGCCCGTCCAGCGCCAGCGCTCAAGCGTGCGGTGAGAAATGTTCCAGCGCGCAGCCAGGTCGATCTGGTTGAGGTGTTTCGTAGCCATCTGTGTCTCCTTGGGTTCTTGTCGAAAACCTGCGGAGAGGATGGCTGCCGGGCGGGTAGGAGCCGGAAAGGAGCCAGGTAGGGCTCAAGGTAGGAGTAGGTAAAACCGGCTCAGAAATGAAAAAGACCGCCCCATCGGGCGGCCTGGCAGTCGAGAGATTTCAGGGCATCAGAGGAACAACCAACAGCGGCCGTTCTCCTCTTTGATGAATTCACGCCATTCAGGTCTCCCGGAGAAAGCCTTCGCCAGCGTGTTGACGCTCGTGCTGTACCCGGCGCTCTCCAGAACCTCAGCGGTCAAAAGTTCCGGATGGCCCGATCTCCAAGCGTCATACAGCTGCCGGATGATTGCGCGCTGTTTCGATCCAGAGAATGAATGCCGTGTTCCGCGAACCGTGAGGGACGCGCCGTCGGCCGCCATGGCGATCAGGTCGTCGGTCAGCTGCGAACCCGCCGCAACACGGGCGGCTAATAGTTCGGAAATGACAGCAAGACCGTTATGATCGGCGACATCTCGAACGGCGATCAGCGCATGACCGAGGTGCACGTCAGTCGGCAGGCGATTGCCAGGCGTGAAGCTCAAGACGATTCGCAAACCGGGTGCCGGACGCTTGCGGGCAGCATCAATGAAACGTTTCCATGTCGCCGCATCGCTGAGCCGACGGCCAATCCAGACAGATATACGTTTACTGCGTCCTGGCAGGCGCGCGTCGCCGACCTCCCAAAGAAGGTCGGGCACGAGTTCGACAGGGGCGGTTCGCGGGGAGATATCCAGCCGCTCCAAGAGCTGTTCGAGCAACATGCCGAAGTTGACGCGGTACGTTGCCAACTGATTTCCGGGGACATTCACCCAACCCGCTGACGGGCTGAAATAACCATATGCCCGGTGTTTAGGACACCAAGTCAGATTTACGGGCTCGTCTTCGTGGTCGACGAGTGAAACGGCTGCCCGCGAGTGATCTTTCGACTGAAGGATCCCAGACGCCTTCAGCGCTGGCGCGACCCGCCCATAGTAGCTGTCGAGGACCGAGCCGCCGATAACTGCATCCGGCGTCTCGATCACAGACAGCAGCAGGTCTGCCGCCTTCCGATCAATCGACGACGGCACCGTCAGCCCCGGAAAGGATGCCCCAACGACGCAGGTACTTTTCGCCGATCAGCTGCTCTTCCTCGGTCTGATCCTTGAGATTGCAGCCATGAGGCATGGTGATCGTCAGCGGCAGCGTCCGGCCCCGCTTCGCGTCGCCCTTGGGGTGAAACTTGATGGTGAGTTTCGCCTGCGTCGCCAACCATCCACCGGCTAACGGGTCGTTGGGCCCAAACCGCTCTGCCGACATGCTCCAGATGGTGCGATCGGCTTTCCGCAGGCATTCGAGCGTGACGCGTTCAGCGTTATTGTCGATGGGCATCAGCCGCAGCTGCTTGACCTCGACGGACTCGATTCCGTCCTCCGGGTCCGTCGGGAAGCCGAAGGGGTGCAGGAGGACATCGAGATCGTAATTACGGAACGGCACCTTTTCACTCTGGAACTCGATGCCGAGGAGGTCCCGAGCCATGAAGCGCACCATCTCCTCGCGGCTCTCGCGGTCGTTGGCCACTACCTCGATCACGCCGGTTGCCGGCTCGTAGGTCATCGCCGCTTCGAACACGGGGCGGCGAGCGCGACGGACGAGCGAGCCGCCATCATCGAACGCCAGGAAGTCGTCCAGCAGGCCCTCGCGGTAAATCGCGATCTGCACCAGCTCGCAGTCTTCGCCGTCGAAGGTCGGCCGGTAGCGTCCAAAGATGTCGATGTGGATGTTATTCGAAGCAAACCGCTCACGCAGCGACGCCTTGAAGGCTTCCAGGGACGTCTCATCGCGGCGCAGATCAAGGTTCGGCTCACCGATGAAACCGTCCCAGCTCCGGCCCCGGCGGCGTTCGTCGGTGTAGCGGACCTCCTCGGCATGGCGGAACCGAACCGGTTCGTTCAGGAACATCCAGAG